CCTAGATAGATTATACCTTTTTGAAAACAAACGATTAGAGGGCCATTTCTGGCCCTCTTACTGTGTGCGCGTTTAACCTCGCTTCGCTTTAACTGTGGCTGTAAGTGCAAAGCTTTTGATGCCGCTTGCATCGCTTGTATAGAATCGAATCTCGCGATTGGTTGAGATAGCAAACATGTTAGTATTTGCCGCAGCGTATGCCGCGCCAAGGTATCCCGCATGATATGTATATGATATCGGATAAAAGGGTTCAGGAATTTTGGCCACGTCCACATATCCAGTCGTATTACCACTGAATGATATTGAACCGTGAATCTCAACCGTTACCGTGTCATCCTCAATATACATGCGGTTACTGTCGATCGTTGCACCATTCACGGGTGTTACCTCGACATAATAACTTGTATTTGCGGGCACGTCGATATAGTCGGTGAGTGTCAAGCCGATTAAGCGGCCCGAAAATTGACCGTCGCATAGTTTGTTTATCTTACGACCATTTCCCTGTATACCGTTGATATAAACCTTTTTAGTATCTCCGGCGAAAAGTACGCAATTTGGCTTTTCATCATGATACGCCAGAAGGTCATAAATAAACAATAGTTTACCGTTTGCGACGTTGAAACTGATATCAAAAGTGTCACTTGTGCACGCCGTGAAAATGTTATAACTTTCTTTGATATCTGCAAACTTGGTGTTGTTCCAGCTGCTGCTTGACGTGTTCCAGCAATGACAAAAACTGATTCTGTTATTACCGCCGATCATATCGAAAATCGTTTGATAGTTTACTGCATAAACCTCATTGAAATGGCAATCCCACGACTGACATTTAACGGCAATATTTCCCAGTGTACCATCAGAATTGAACAAAAGCGCTTTGGATAGCGTGACTTCGTAACCCTTTATCACATCAATGAAATTTTTACAACGAATTGAATACACATTTGTAATGAATGTGTTATTGCTGCGTGAAATTCTCATCATAGTTGCAGGCGAATCATTACCATCAAAACAGATTGCGTTAAAAGATGATTCATAGCCCTTGCTCTCATAGTCAATTACGGGGGTTTGCATGCTTCCCGGGCATTTAAGACACGAATAACCAAAGTCACAACGCACCGGGCCGTTTACTTTAATCGTATCAGTAACATAATATGTTACGCCGAAACTGTAAAGCGTTTTTCTGCTGGTAGTAGCTTCATCAAAAGCCGCTTGGAGTGCTGCCGTGTCATCCGTCACGCCGTCGCCCTTCGCGCCGAACATTTCCGGCGTCAAGAAGCTATTAGCGACTTCTGCCGGAATAGCGTCAACCTTTTTGTTTAGCGCGTTATATTTGTTATTCAGTTCGTCAAATTTTGCTTTGAAATCGGCTTGCGATCCTTTAATTTTGCCTAAAATCCAATCGAGGTTGAGATTGTGCAAATTGGTGTAGGGCCAATCGTTAAACAACATATTTTTACCCCCTTTAATATACACCGATACAGAATTTATCAATAAATTCGTTCACGATAATTGAATAGATATCGGTTTGACGTAGCTCGACTTCGGCCTGCACCATCCGCTGATTCGTTGTTACGCCGATATTGCCATGTGTATGTATAACAGTATGCCGTGTGTCGCCGCCCGTGAATCCTTTATTGCGATTGTCGCCGCCCGTGTATCCTTTGTTGCGATTGTCGCCGCCCGTGTAGCTGCGCGTATCGTCGCTATGATCTTCGCTTCCACTGCTATCGGTAAGCTGTAAATCGCTGCTATTGTATCCCGTCCGGCTGTTTTGTATGCTGCCGCTGGTGTTGCTGTTTCCACTGTCCGTTAGATTGCGGTTATAATCGTCGCTTTCTTTAAGGTCGCGTGTGTAATCGTCGCTTTCCATAAGGTCGCGCGTGTAGTCTTCGAGATGATCTTCGTATCTGTCGCTATTTTCAATCGGGTTATACTCTGCATCGAGTGCCTCTGCAATCCGCGCCCATGCGTTTTGACGGCTCTTGCTCCATGCTCCGATAATCACGCGCAAAATATCCGGGTTTGGATATAGTATCTCAAGCTCTGCCGCCTCGCTGATAATCAAATCAATGATTGTTTGCTGCTGTACGCTATCGGGAAGGTGCAACAGCTCAAAAATATTGGGGTCATAATTATACAGTCCCAAAATTGACATTGTTGCCGCCATCCTCTGCACCTCCGTTCAGATTTTGTGAGAAGTCAACCCACAATTTACCGTCAAGCTCTGGGAAAAGCTCAACGCATTTCTTCATTCCCGCGCGCATTTCATCGAGCCACAATTCGGCCTTGCTGCGCGTGTAGATATCGCCTTTGTTCACCTCGTCGGTAAGCAGGCGCTCTTTTTTACGGACAAGCAAATTGGGAATACCAATTTCAGCGCGGAACGCTGCCTGCACATTTTGCAAAGACTCGATGAGGTCAGGCGTGATGAAATTCTGCCCGACATTCTGCGTCAAAAGCCGCATGCCCTGCGAATCATCAGGAGGCTTTTTGCTGCCTTCTCGGTATACCACAAGCGGAATGCCGCTTGCGATCTGGTCATAGCCCTTTTTATACGCTTCAGCCTCGGCTTTGCTTGTGCTGTATGCTGTATAGGACATATGCGAGTTAAGCACGTTGACGGCTGCGCATTGCCAAATCAGCGCCATCATGTTCCCGTAATTGTCAATGATATCAAGGATACTGCCGAAATCCGGCTGCACCTTGATAATCTCGCAGTCTTTTCCGATACGCAGTTCACGCGCCTGCAATAGTGGATTTGCTACAATGGCGCGAGTAGGCATATAGTAGACATTGCGCCCGGACAGGCTGCACGGCTGCGCGATGATTCCAAATAGGTCTGTTTTGAGTACAGCGACAAAACCGCAACCGATCAGCCAATATCGAAAGGCGTCTGCATCAATGCTGTCAGGCAACGTAAAATCATATACGCTGATAGCATCCTGCAAGAGATACCGCTTGAAAACTCGCGCAATCTGAGTATCATTGATATGCAGGAAAGACGGATGTATCATACCATCGACAGAGTTTAAAACCTGGTATGTAAACGGTGGATTGTATGCCATCAAATCACTCCTTTCCGAAATTTGAATAATAGCCAAATCGGTAATTTTTTGCCCGGCAATGGTGGCAGTACACCGCCGAAAAACTCATACCATGCCGCCGCCTGTTCGCCGCGACTTCCCGGCCCCTGCGCGCTGCTGCGCTCGTATTGCCAATAGTACGCTTCGGCCAGTGTTCGCGGATCGTCGGTTGATCTTTTGAATCCCGGCCATGTATACTTGAATCCCTCATTGCTATACCAATCTTGCCCGGTTGTCGCGCTGTACTCATGGAAGAGCATCTGCACATCAATAGCAGATAGCGGGTTGTCATCTGTTGCAGTTGGAGAGATGCCGAGATTTGTCAACGCCCAATCTCCAATTTTGCGTCCCCATGGGGTCCACTGCGGGAGACCAAAGCCGCCACTGCGTGTTGTCGGAAAATTTGCTGACGTTGGATAATTGGGATTAAGGCGGCACTCGCTTTCCCAGTTTCCCAGCATCGCGCAAGCGCTATTGATCGTAAACCCCAGCGCGCCCAGATACGCCGCGAAAACGGTTGCGTTTTGCTCCATCTGTGCGCGGTTCGGGTAGACGCGGAACGTGTGGAAATAAGATGCAAAATCAGGCGGCTGGATGTTACTCATAGTAAAAGCCCCCGCGCAAAAAAGATATAATTGCATCGTGCTCTTCAGCCGTCGCCGCGATGTGCAGCTCCGGGTTTTGACACATGATAAACCCGGATAGGCTCTTGATATTACGCACAGCACACAATGGCCTGCCAGCTCGTGCGTTGTCATTGTCCACCAGGATTGAAAAATCTGCTCTCAAAATAGGTGGTAGCTGATAGGCCGCAATGCTGCCGGACGCTGACAGCGTTTGCACCGTCGGCGTGCTCGTCGGAACAACCTCATTGATAGCAGCTTGCGCGAAACCACTTGCAATATTGCCGTAGTTAGACCAGCTTCGCACGCCAGCTTTAACCGCGCCCATGATGCCCTGTCCCGCTGCCGTGGCAGGTGGAGGCGCCAGAAGCCCGGTAACACCGCTTGCAATACTGTCAAACATGCCCATTGTAACCTGTGATAGCTGGATATCAACCCCCACCGATGCAGCAGTTCGCAGAATTTCGCTTGAACCCGCCGAGAAAGTCGAAATGCCGTTACCTGATACACAATCAACCAATGTCGATACAGTGAGCGCTTTAGCGTCGCCGCGAACGAAAAAATCCGGTGCGATTGCTACATCCCCCCACGGCCCATAGTTATAGGTGAGGCGTGTATAAGGGCTGCCGTTGAGATAGCCCCCGCGCGTCGCTGCCTGTGGGTGCTGCGGAACATCCAGCGTCCAACTGTCTTTGAAAATCGGCGTTTTTGCAAGGCGCTTGCAGTTGACAGGGAGTGTCCACCACCCTACTTTAATGGACGCTTGCACGTCTCCCTCTGTCGGCGCAACAAAGGGGAACCATTTACAGCTCACAATATACTGAAACGGGTTAAACAGTGTTTTGGCAAGCTCGCTTGAAATCTCGCTTGATGGGATCTGCAAATAATCCGTGTTGATAAATAGTGCATCTCTGAGCGCTGCCATGTATGACTGTGTCAATACATAATAACTTGTACCGCCCCGAGCATTGACGTCGCCGTTGATAACACCGATCACATAAGTGCCATCAATCAGGTTTGAGGTCCACGGAAAACTAGCAACTGTCCGGTCCATTGTAATTCCGGCTTTGACGCTGTAAAATCCATCGGGCACAAATTCATCGTATTCAGACGCCGAGCGCAATACATATTGTGTTGAATTCCCAATCTCCGTGCGCCAGCTTGCCAGCACGTCAACCGCGCAGTCAGCTATCCACAAGCCATCTTGCCACGTCCACGATGCGAAATAGTACCGAGACCAAATCGGAATGTGAATATAATTGATCTGTGCTGGTGTCCATCCGGCCACCATGTGAAAAACAAGAGACGGCGAAAGAATGCTGCAGACGTCTTTGAGTTCACAGGCATAAGTCACACCGTTTGCGGGCTTTGGTATGGCTGTGCTGTCCGCCTCTTTTGCAAACGAATACAGGATTACATCAATCATCTTTCGCCGTCTCCTTTATTAGTCGAGCAGGAACACGACGCCGTTTTCCGTCGTGTCGTTCCAGTAGCGCCGCCAGAAATGCCAGAAAGTATTATAGTATCTGCCGCGCGCGTTAATCGGGGTCATTTCGACGCCGTCGCCGTCGTTGACGATACTGTAACCCATAGCCCAGCGATCATACAGGACGCCCAGCATGTAAGGAGCGGATACCGCCGCGCCCTTCACCGCGCTGCCCTCGCTGTTAAGCATCGTCGGGGTTACGTTGATTCCCGCGCCCTGCTTGACATCCTGCCAGTAGTCAAGCGAATCATGAGGAACGAGCTTCAGGAAGTTTTCATTGAACGTCCACGGGAGCACCATTTTCTGAATCATATTTTCAAACGGTGCATAGAACAGCATGCGCTGGTCAGCCTTGGGCGTGATGCGAAGGAGCTTTCCGGCGCTCTCGCCGCCCGCCTGCTGGTGATGCATCACCGTGAGATTGCGCGACATCAGGTCAGATGCCGTCTGGATGCGCGCGCAAAGCCAGCCCACAAAATCCGCAAAATTTTCCGGCTGGAATACCGTTGTAGCCGTAAGCGCCTTGCCCGTGAGTGTGTTATACTCCGTCAGACAATGCACGACATGCACCGGAGAATTATCCGCATTTGCTGCCGCGATTTTCGCGCCCGCGAAATTGCAGACCGTACCGTGTCCGAGCGCGGTTTTCTGCTGGTTGATGAGATTCTGCGTTGCCGTGAACTGACTGCCCAGCCACTGGCCATATTCAGCAGGCCCGCGCAAAGACATGCGCATAGCGTTTGTGTGAATGGAAGGCCCCTGCACGCACCACTGAACAGCCGACGTGAACGACGTTTCCAGCGTCTGGGGCAGTTTCATTTTCCACTGGTCCACGCTCTCGCCGTTCTTCGGGCTGTCCTGCTGCTCGGGGTTTTCCTGCGCGCTGTCCGGGTCAACAATTGGCGTCAGCTTGCGCACAACGAAACCCCAGTCCACGTCATCCGCTTCAAGAAGCGTGATACCGCCCATGTACGGACGAATGGAAAAAATCGTGCGCGCGATCAGCGCCGTCATGGAGCGGGTCAGCGCGTCAGAACCACAGGTAAGCCCGCGCTGCGCCAGCGCGACAAACTGCGACGTATCAACAGGCGTGTCGAGCGGGTTTGCGTTCCTGCCCTGTGCACCGGCAACAATCGTATTAAGGATTGTTGCGATCTGCGTAAAGCTGTACGGATTCGCCATTACTTACCACCTCCCGGAATAACCTGCGCAAGCGCCTGCTCTGCCGTCAGCTGCTGCGGCTCCGCGCTGCCCATCATCGACCGAAACATACCTTGCAAAGCTGCCGTCTGCTGCTGCTGCGCCGCGATCAGCGGCGAAAGGTCAAGCGCGGGGGCCTGCACCGGCGGCATCTGCTGCACCGGCTGCATCTGCTGCATGGGCTGCATGGGCTGCATGGGCTGCACCGGCTGCATCTGCTGCATCTGCTGCATGGGCTGCATCATCTGGTTGATCTGGTCAACCGTAAAGCCCGCTTTCATCATTTCATAGGCCTTTTCAAACAGTGTCATTTTTCTTTTTCTCCTTTCTTCGTCTCGCGAAAAACCTGCATGCTCACGACGTCAAGATCTGCGCCGACTTCCAGCTGCTTGGTCTGAATCGCGCCGCTTGCGTCTTTGGTCTCGATAACAATATAGCTCGTGTAACTCATTGTATCACCTCTTTTCGATTGCCTCAATCAGTGCGTTGATCTGGTCGCGAATATCAAGCAAATCATGCATGATATCGTCGAGCGTCACGCCGTCCGGCTGCGTTTCTTCCGCAAGATATGCTACATCATAAACCTTTGCGTGATGTGTCCATCTGCTGTCACTGATGCTGGACATCTGCACGCCGCCTGTCGTGCTGTGCATCACTTCGCCGTTGCCCAGATACAACCCTACATGCTTTGCATTGCCCATATCGTCATGATAACCGCGCGCCACTTCGCCGCCATCATGCCGCACCGTGAACACCCATTCGCCTGGCTGAATCGCGGCCATATCGTCCGAGCGATCATAGACAGCATCACGCCACATCTGATTACTTCCCCGCCAATTTTTGGAGAGCGCATTGCAGTCTTTGAGCACCTGTTCCACAAACGCCTGACAATCAAGCTGCTTATATGGTGTACCCAGATAGCCGCCAGTGAGAGCGCGATCTACATAAGCTTCAGCTTTCACCTTCGCCAAGTCTGAGCACCTCCAAGATTCGGCTGAGCGCCTGCGTGTTGTTGTTAAGCGCATCGGTCATTTTGCTAACTTCCTCTTTGTGCGCATCGTCGCTCAGCCTGCGATCATAGAGCAAGTAGCAGCAGATTGCAATGGGGAATCCCATTTGCTGGACAAACTGGACAAAAGTCTGCCAAAATTCCATGCTAACACCTCCAATAAAAATCAGTCAACCATTTTTGTGCGGATGCCTCGCGCGCCCCGCCCCTTCTGGGGGCTGCATGTGGGAAATGGTTGACTGTTGATATCATTATATTCTGTTGTTGGAAAATTTGCAATATATATTATAGTATCATATCATACCCAGATAACCCCGGAAAATAAGCTCTGTATCGTAACTATCAAACGTCAAATAGTTTTCAAAATATAGCGTTTTCATTAGCCCATAACGCTTGCGCCATTGCTCAAGGCCGAACCCTTGCGGGTCATATGCTCGCGTTTTCTGCGCCGCCCTGCAAATATAAAATTCCCGGCGCGATTTGTGACGGTACATGCCGATTGTGCCAATCGTACAAAGATAGTCAAACTCGATCAGTGGCCGAGATGCAACCCTCGTCGGGTCAACATAAAAAGCGTTATTGATAGCCATTTCTATAAAATCCTGTGGCGCGTTTTTATATAGCCCGGTCTGCATTTTCCGTCGGCTTATCGGACTTTCCTGCAATATAATCATTGCCCGGCTCCCGTCAGGTGTACGATAGAGCATTTGTTTCCCCCGAATCATTTTAATGGCCGTGCTCATAAAATCCCAACCAATATAATAGGGATTGGCAAGCTGATTCGCATTTCCCAACAACAAAGCTTTCACAGGTGCAAGGCCCTGCAATTCGCGATTACGGTTTACAGTCTCATAAAAATCCAAAAACGCCGTGAACTCGTTCGCAAGCGTCCGCTCCGTCGTGAGCGGAATGTACTCATCAAAAACGATGGTATCAAACCCCGAAAAATCCATGCCGCGAACATTTGCCAGTGCTGACAAACTTGTACCCACGCCGAGCAGCGCGCCATCCGGCGCGATTTTCCCGCGCTTATTCTGCGCGGCATCGTAAAACGCGACCATATCAGCGGACAGGGAAAACGCCTGCACATTCCACCCCATATCCTTGTTGAGTCGGGCGAAGGGGTTGCCCACAGGTGTACGTGCTTTCAAGATCTGTGTGCCCCAGCGCCGCAACCACACAAATTTTCCGCCGCCATTGCGTGCAGTTTCAACCGCACGCTTTGCGACTCCATACGTTTTACCCGTTCCGCGCGAAGAAGTAACAGTCACAAAATTTGCCGCGCTATCCCAAATATAATCAATATTTGGATAGCCATTATCAAGATACAACTTTCCCATTTTGTTTAGCCCTCCAAGACCCAAACAGGTTTATTTTTGTAAGCAGCCGCTCATAATCTTCAGAATGTGACATTGTATAACTATTCGGAATCAACGCCACATTACGGGTGATGTGTAGTTCATGGCCATCCACTTTAATCCAAAAATCCGCGCTGTCATTGTAGACGGATATGCTGCCAGCCGCCAACGTCCAGACCATACCGCCCTCCCGCAGCCGTCGGCCTTTTTCATCCTTTTTATAACGCCCGGCTTCATCTTGCGCATATCGTCCGGGTTTAAATGCGGACAAGCCGCCCGCCTCTTTAAGCTCAAGCGCGCCCAGCGTCAAGCCTGCTGATTTTACTTTTTTTGTGCTGACGCCTGAGACGGTCACACCAAGTTTGCCATCACGTTCATAGGCATATCGTTTCGCCCCCTGCGTGATAAATCGGTCATAGCCATCCTCTTTGTCAAAAACGCCCATATAATACACCTTGCCATTACGATCATGTGCGAATGCTCCACAGCGTTTTGCGCGATCAACCAAGCGTGCATTCAGCTCTGTCAAATCAATAGGCGCATCTGTTTTAACACTGTCTGTGTCATTATATATGATGTTGTCTCCTGCTATTTGTATAGCCTCATGCAGCGCATAGCGCGCCCATGCGGTCGTGTATACGCCCCATTGATATGGGAAATAAGCTTTTTCAAGCGCCTGCCGTTTTTCCTCATCTGTCTTATGCACTGCTTGATAGTCGCCGTCAATAAATTGTATTGACTCGCGTATCGGGTCTTGCGCACTCATGCCATAGATACCGTTCAATTTGTTCTTTGATTTCATGTACTGGTATTGGCGCTCGTCCGCTTCATCTTCTGTCTCGCCGTCAGGGCCATTTTTCAGCATTGTCTTATCCTGATAATACTTATCGATTACATCAAGATACTGTTTGGGCAATGGCCCCTTGCGCGCAATCATTGCTTCCTCACATGCGATTTTATCCGCGGAATATTGGCGCATGACAATCGCCAAGTCGATTTCTGTTAGTGTCGTTGTGCAAAGATCTGCTGACAGCAAACGGCCATTGTCAACCACAAAAGCGCTGCTTTGCGTTTTTGACAGCGACAAATAGGGCACTGGTTCCCGCTCATTACGCAAACGCAACCCGGAAAACACATACCGCCCGACAACCGCGCGCCCATGCCGTATATAATCAATAATATTCGACATTTGTAAATCTTCACCGCTGAGCCAGCGAAAAGGTGTGATCGGAAAATTTCTCGTCCGCTGCTGCGCTGGATAAGCCGACGTTTCATCATATGATTCGACATTTTCAAGGATTTTGCCAACTTTATAGCGATTCGCATGCGTATCGCCGCCGCGAAAAGCTGCTCGAAGCAACGCATATTCCCGTTGATAGGGGAGAATTGATTCGATCTTCCATCTGATTGGCCACAGCGCGGCTTTCGCGTCTCGCCGTACATAGCCGGTAGACGTGAGGGGCAACGTGTGCAGTGTATCTCCATCACGTTTCATTTCAGTCTTGATCGCCTCCACAAGGCCCAATACATCGTTAATACAGTATTGCGTCTCATAGTCGGTCAATTCTGACCATGGATAGCGCACAACGTCATAATCAAAAGTGTCTCCGTCAAGCTTGCGATGCTCGCATTTCATAATTTCCGTGAATTTTGAAAGACTCATATTGCTATGCATGTAGCTGCATCGAAATTCAATGCAGCCCAGCATACGCGCATATATCGGCTTCCGAGCCTCGCGCAGAAACACTTCTTCCGGCTGGAAGGGATAAAGCCCGGCCAGAAATTGAAATTCATAAGCTAGATTATGTACAAACATCACCAGATAAGGTTTTGTGTCAAGATTTTTCGATTCCTGTAAAGCCGAGCACATTTCATCGACATGGCCGAGAAACGCGAAAAATGCATCCCAAGAGCGGCCCATGATAACATCTGAGTCTATTGCCACCTGCCACACATACATAAAAGCATGCGGCTCATCCTCGCCGTTCTCCATGCGATGTACAACCGACGTTTCGATATCAAAAGCCGCCACCACGTTGACATATTCCACTCGCTGACTTTTTGCACGCTTTCCGCGTTTTCGCGCTGCTATGCCGCTCTCATAGATGCGCTCAAATGGGTAAGTCTCTGCCGTGTATATCAACGCCGAGCCTCGTTATCAAAAAATTCCATAGCCGCCTCATAGAGCGGCCCCAGCTCGCCTTCTGTTGACGGCTCATTATCAAGAGCGGATAAAGCAGCTTCGATTTCCTGCTCGCGATCTGCAAGGTAATCTTGCATATCTGCAAGCACATCTTTCACAGATGCTCCCTCGCGCATCTGGTCAGCCATGCGTCGCACTTCATCGCGGAATTTGTAGATGCTATAATCCTGTTTTGCACTATCCAAAAAATGGATGTAGTCCATCCAATCATGGACATTTGTGGGATTGATAGCGCTCTGCATATCAGACGGCAACCAATCGCGCACGCCATCGACAAAGTTTTTGGTTTTCTCATCGCGCCAAAGAGAGTTGGCGGCTTTTCGGCGCTGTTCACGCTCTTTTGCGCGCCTTGTAAGTTCTCGGACACGATTATTATAATCCCTGATATACGCGTCTCGCTGCCTCTGTCTTTCCAGTTCACGAGCGCCCGACACTGTTGTTTCCTTGCGCGCTTCCAAACGTTTCAGACGTGCCAGCGAGTTCCTGAGGTCTCGCGCGGTTTTAATATCCGCCAACCGCTCCCCCGTGTCTAGTGGGCTGAATCCAGCAGACACAAGCCGTCTGCTGCGATCTTGTAATAAATTTCTGAGACGGCGATATTCTGCGCGGGTTTTTTCACTGCCAACCATGATACGACCTCCCTTAAAAATGTGGCGGCCTCATAGGCCGCCATAATATCAACGTTTGCGTCTGTATTGAGATGTGGGCTGCGTATCAGACGGCGAGCGCGACATAAAATCAAACGTTTCCACATTGACCTCATGCGTATTCACACGGCAACCTTCACTATCAGTAAAGGTATAAAGCCGAATTGAACCGCACAGCGCAAGCATTTCTCCTTTATGGCAATACTTACCAATCAGTTCAGCCGCGCCACCCCATGCCGTGCAGTGGAAAAAATCAGCCGGGTCATCTTTTTGCCGACCGGGCACAGCAATCGTGAATTTTGCCAGTGTGCGAGTTTCGTCTTTGACTTTCACTTCGCGGATTTCAGGTTCTGCCGCAAAACGACCTACGATATAAAGCTTATTCATGTTCTGCCTCCATGCGCTTCGCGCGTCTATCTTTTTCATTGTAGTAGCGGTTTATAATCATTGTGAGCAGGGCTGACCGACTGATTCGTCGTTTCTCTGCATCCGTGGTCAGGCGCTCCAAGAGCGCTGTATCTATTGTCACCGTTGCGGCTGACTTCCTCATAAAAAACACCTCCCGCATAAATCA